GGTGATAGTGTCGAGAATTATGACTTATTCGAAAGTCGTAGAGTAGAAGCATTTGAGGACTTAGAGGAGGACGTTCGCAAACATACATTTGAAGAACATTTAGAGGACTTAGAGCAGACTCTTTATGAATTTGTAGTAGCTAATACACCCGAAGAAAACAAAGTCTTAGAAGCGGTAAAAAAAGACCCTTTTATTTCTAAAAAGGATTTAGGAGTGAATACCGATTTGACACCTTCAAAATTAGATGAAGTTTTAAAAAGTTTAAAAGATAAAGCGATTCTAACCTTAACAGAAGGAACGTGGAATATCCTGCAAGTAGTTCCTAAAAAATCAGCTATTAAAAGAATAGCAGATGAGATAAGTAAGTTCCAAGTCAAGTATAGATACACAGGACCGCAAGACTCAAAGAATAGAGAATTTTGCGCTGCTTTGTTAGAACTTGACAGACTTTATACTCGCAAAGAAATTGATACTATATCAAGGCGTGTAAATCGTGATGTATGGAAAAGGCGTGGAGGTTGGAAAACAATCAAAGGAACTGACATTCATGTACCATTTTGCAGGCATCAGTGGGCTGGCGTTTTAACAAGAAAAAAATAACAATATGGCAACAGTACTTTTCATATCAGAAGCGACTTTAAAAGCTGAAACAATTATCAGCGAAAATGTAGACCCTAAACTTTTAATACCTACAATCAAGGAGGCACAAAATATTTACATTTTACCTTTATTGGGAACGGCATTATACAACGATTTAGTCTACAATGTATCAGCAAATTCACTATCAAGTGAGTATGTTACGTTACTTAATGAGTATATTGCACCATGTTTGATTAAGTATAGTGTTTATGAATGTATTTTGCCTTTATCTTATAAGTTTCAAAACAAAAATATAGGCACAAAGTCAAGTGATTTCAGTCAACAAGCACCCTTGAATGACCTTAGATATTTATTAGACTTCACAAAGTCAAGGGCGGAGTGGTATGCAGAAAGAGTAAGCAGATTTTTATTGGCTTATCAGACTGATTATCCTAAGTACTTGACACAAGAAAATGCTAATGTAGCTACCATTTATCCAAATGCAAACAATTATACTAATGGTATGTTTTTAGGACCGGACATTGATTGGGATTTAATACCTCCAAGCATCAAGTATCAAGGCAACGGATTTAGACGAAACTAATTTTGAACCAATGACAAGAATTAAAGGTAGTAAGAATAAAAACAACGTAGAACTTTTAAAAATCTACTTATCAAAGCAAGATGAAAACAACACTAAACCAAGCGTTAAATGCACTTCAAGCAATAGCATCAAGTCACCTACAACTAAAAGGTAGTTTTGTATTTTGTGATGTAGCAGACCTCGAAGCAAAGAATGAACTCAAGTATCCTTTGCTTTGGTGTGATGTTATACCCGCTCAATTTGGAACTAAGACAATAGATTTAAATCTTCAATTGACTTGCGTTGATATGGTGTCAAAAGGCTTGGAGAATGAACAAGATGTACTAAGTGACACCTTGCAAATCTTATCCGATGTGGTTACGATTATTCGACAAGATTCAACTTACTTTGATATGTTTGAGATTAACGAAAGTTTAACGGCAACACCAATTAAAGACCACTATCAAGATGAGGTTGCAGGGTGGGTTTGTACTATCAGTTTAGAAATCGAAAATGCTTACAACTTATGCGTTGTTCCAATTACTTAAAATAATAATTAAAAATAATACTTACAGACATGACAGATATACAAGAAATCTTAGGCGGTAATGGATGCAGATTCATTGATGCCGCAAGTACTGGAAACACTTTTTATTGCTTAGTAGTAAATGCAGATTGCGTACTTACTACTTTAACAAGCGTAGGAGGTCAAAACCTTTTAACTCAATACGGATTGAGCGGTAAAACTTTGAAGCAAGGAATGGTAATTCCTGCATTCAATGGTGATTTAATCGCAGCCGTAACACCTTCAAGTGGTTCGGTTATTGGTTACGGATTTAATATCAGAGGATAATGATAGGAATCGGGATAGGATTGCCTTTTATCAAAAGTGCAGGCTTAGACCCTGCTACAAGTGCATTCATAACAGCGGCAGGTATAACAGACCCAACGCAGATCAATGCAATCAATTATTTAACTGAAAGTTTAAAGGGTATTAATAAGACAGAAAACCCGTCTGGAGTTGATTTTTTTAGCGGGTCTTATGCAATTTATCCATTTGTTGGTGGTGCTGCAAGTCCTCATAGATATAACCTTAGAAATGTTGCTGATTTCTTGATTACATGGGCAGGCGGTGTTACACACAACGCCAATGGAATAACAGGTAACGGGGTAAATAGTTATGGTGATACTTTATTCAGCCCTCTTAATAATAGCTTACCTTTAGACGATGCAGGTATAGCGGTATATAGCAGAATAACGAGCAACGTAGGTACTGAATTAGGAGCAAGCGATTCGGCATTAACTAACAGTTTATACTTACAAACAAGAGCGGGCGGTTTTTCTGTTATGCAAGCTAATAGTAGTACATTTGCAGCAGTTGCAGAAAGTACGGGGACAGGATTATTTGTAGCGGTTAGGAGAAATGCAACAAGTATGCAGATTTATAAAAATGGTGTTAGCACTATTTTAAAAACAAGCAGCGCAGGAAGTTCAGCAAGAACGGCAAGCTCTTTAAATTTTTTAAGACTAAATACAGCAGGAGTTGGCACAAGTTATTCTGATAAAAATTTATCTTTTGGAATAATATTTACTGTAACAAGTTCATCTTTTGCCAATGCTAATATGCCTACTTTATACAATATTATTCAGCAGTATCAAACACTTTTAAGCAGACAAGTATAATGCAAGTAGGACTATTGACTTTAAAACAAAAGAATGAGATTGTGGGCAAAGAATTTGCACCTGATTCATACTTTTACCCTATTCAAGATAAGAATAATAATTGGGTAATATCTATTCAAGAAATGGAGCAAGCCACAATACCTCCTTATGATTGGGTTCATGAACTTCCTTTAATTGATTACCAACCTAAAGTAAGTAATTAAATGGAATTGAACTTAGTATTATTTGGGGTGATTTGCGGGCTTATAGGCATCATCTATGCGACCTTAACAACGAAGATAAACAAGCTGGAGGTTAAGCAGGAAACTTTACATGATAACTTGATTCCAAAGGTTCAAAAATTAGAGGACATTCAGGGAACTAAAATTGATATTGTATCTGCTCAGATGAATGAGCAAAAGAAGTCTATTGAAGCATTAACTGAAAAGGTCAATGAATTGGCTCACAATTTCCATAGTTCGAAGAATGTTGAGGGGCAATTGAATCTAACTATGACAGCTATTTTAAAGCATTTAGAAAAGGTTGAAAAATGAAAGATATAATTAATAACTTTTTAAAATCATTTGACAATTCAGAGGGCGGATTTTCTGCAAGGAAATTAACTGCATTTGGCTTAATGGTTTTAATTACTTATACTCATTATAAGTATGTTGATTTAAGCAACGCAATAGAAGCTATTCTAATAGACTTAGCAGGAGTTTTAATTGCTTTAGGTATTATAACTATGGAGCAGGTTATTAAGTTTAAGAATGGGGATAAAGCTGAATGATTTTGAATTGTAAATTATTATAGCTTAGATTTGTGTTTTAAAATCAAACAATTATGAAGGAGAATAAGGACTTTATCAAGAAACTAAACGAACCAATTACGCAAAAGAAACTAAACTTTGCGGATTGGTTTACGATATTCTTTTTAGTTGCAATCATGTTGGGTATAGTTGGTTTATTATTTTTAGATTGGATTTAACGAATGGAAAACGTATCTAAGCACATCACACTTGATGAAGCAACAAGCAGCAACACAGCTATAAGAAATGGCATAAATAACAACCCTGATTCAGTTACATTTGAGCGCATGAAATTAGTTGCTAATAAATGTTTTGAACCTTTGAGAGAATGGTACGGTAAACCGATTAGAATCAATTCATTTTATAGAAGCCAATTATTGAATACTAAGGTAGGCGGGTCAGCAACAAGTCAGCATTGCAAAGGTGAAGCAATCGACATCAGCGCAGGAAATAAAGTAGAAAATAAAAAACTATTTGATTGGATTTGTGCTAATTTAGATTTTGACCAGGTGATAAACGAGTACGATTTTCAATGGGTTCATATTAGCTATAAAGCAAAAGGAAACCGCAAACAAATATTAGTAGTAAAATGATAGCAGCAATTATATTATTAGCTTATGTTATTCTTAATGTAGAATATTGGAAGTATAATGCAGAGTATTAAAGACTACATTCCAACACCGGAACGAATTAAATCTGATCAGGACCACGAGGAAAAGAGAAAACTATTCTGCAAAGTTCTTGAAGAAAAGTACCGTGATAAGTGGAAAGAAATTAAACCAAACAAATCAACTAAAAAGAAATGATTAAATACTTCATTGGTGGAGTTGTTATAGGAGTGCTAATTGGTGTAATATCAGTTAGCACTTTTCAACTTTATAAGCCTACTATAATTCACGATACAATACAGCCGAGAATTGATTCTATAATACGAATTGAAAACAGCTACTACAAAACAATCAATCAAACTAAAATAATCTATGAAAGTCGCAAAGATTCTATTAATAATATTCCCGATTCTTTTCAATACGATTTGTTCCGGTCAAACTGCCAAAGATACTCTTTCCTGCTTAGTAACGATTCAGCAAGTCAAGATTAGCAACTTAGCATTTAACGAATTGGATAAGATGATTGAGATTAATAGGCAACAAGATTCTTTATTGTGGACTAAGCAAAGTCGCATTGAATTACTTAAATACCAGGTTGACCTTAGAACAAAACAAGTAGAGGATTGTAATTCTAAATTAATTAAAGCAGAATCAGACCTACAAAAAGCCAACAATAGGGCAAAACTTTTCACAATTACAGCGTTTTTATTGGGTTCAATTACTACAATTTTACTTTTATATTAATTTTATTCTGCTAATTTTCAGCACTTTACAACTATTCAAATAAAATAAACGAAACGAATATTGTAATTGTGGAAATCGTTATTATCTTTGTTCTACCAAACAGCAAAGAAATGACAAACAATATGGAAATGATTAAATCAAAAATTGAAATAGGTGAGCAAATTTTAGCATCACGTGGAAATCAAACATTATTTGTAGCTACAATAGTAGATGAAACTGAAAAGGCTATAAAAGTAGATTGTACTTTAGATTCTATTTGGAATAATTCAGTATGTGTATTTACCCATTCAATGTTTATTCCTAAATCAGTAGTAATAAATAGCGAGCGTGGCGATTTAACCCTAAAAAAGTGGTTTATTAATAGCCTTGATTTAAAGTATAAAATCAAACCTTACTTCATAAAAGACAATAACAAAATCTATTTATAATCAAATCGGGGGAGCAATCCCCCATTAAAACCAAATAAAAGTATGAAACCAACTACATTTAATTATAAAGGCTATTCATTTTCAATTATCGGAAATGTTCCAAGCGGCAAATCATGTGTAAAGATGTTTGAACACATTAATTCTTTAAACACAGATAAAGCCACTTTTAAAATGGAAGTAGAGCAATATAATTTAGTAACAGTATCGGAAATTACATTTAGTAAAATAACCAAATAACATGAAAAGCCAAACAATTAAGCAGTACTCTAACATGATAGACTATTGCGAAGTAACACTTAGAGAACATTGGGGAATGGGAGCAGACCCAATTAAACTTATCGGATTAGCTGAGGACATCGGAATGCAAGACTTAGCAGACGAATTTAGACAGCAATTGAAGGACGAAAAGGAAGTTGAGCAAACTAAAACCGACTACCTTACACCAACAGAACTTAAATCTTTTGGAGGGCGTTAACCATGGCTAAGATATTAATGCAGAGATACGAACGAGTAAACAAACTCAGAGAGTACGCAATTCAACAGCACAATATAATGAAGGTACGTCAAGCTAATTGGATTTTAAAATCAATTACTCATAGGATGAATCTATTAACTCACTTTTCAATTAACTGATATGAGCCACTTAGACCAATACAGACAAGATTTAGCATGGGAGTTGACAATAGATAAGAACTTAAACTATGAAGCAATTGTACAGCGATTAGATACGCTTGTAGAACTTGCTAAAAATGCAGGTAAAATGGAACTGAACGCAAAGCATGATATTAAAATAGACCAATTCAATCCATTCAATAATTAAAAACAAAACCAAACAAATGAAAATCCAAACAACAAAAGAGTATTCTAAATTCAAAAGTATTGACGGCAACAGAAACAAAAACCTTTTGCATATCAACAGACTTAAAAAGTCAATGCAACAAAATTACTTATTTACTATTATAGTGGTAAATGAAAAGTTTGAAATTATAGACGGGCAACATAGATTTGAGGTTATTAAGGAATTAAAACTTCCTTTAAATTATGTAATTTGTAAAGGTTACGGATTATCTGAGGTTCATTTGTTAAACCAAAATTCAAAAAATTGGACTACATCAGATTATTTAGAAGCCTATTGTAATTTAGAATATTCTCAATATGTAGATTTTAAAAAGTTTATTGATAAACACGAAATAAACATTCAAATTGCATTATACTTATTGTCTGGTACTGATAGTGGCGACATGATTAAAACATTCAATTCGGGTTCATTCAAAATTAAAAACATAAAAGAAGCGGAAAGCATTATGACTAAACTTCATCAATGCGGGGTTTATTTCCCTCAATATAAAATGAGGTGGTTTGTTTATGCAATTGCACGTTTGCTTAAAAAGAAAGAGTTTGATTTTAATGAGTTTATTCAAAAGCTTAAAATACAACCTAAAGCACTTCAAGTATGTAATGATGTGAATCAATATGTGTCATTGATTGAAGAGATTTACAACTATCGTAGAAGATTAAAAGTAAACCTAAGATTTTAAAAACAAAATAGCCACCCATAAGGCGGCTACTTTGACCAAACAATTATTTCCTATGACAAACAATTGAGTCACAAAGATAATTGAAGATTTATTTTTTTTATCCATTGTGAAAAACTATTATTGAAACACCAAACAAAAACGATATGAGCGAACAAAAAAAAGGAACGCATTGGCGCAAACTTAGAAATGAAAAGTATTTAGGCGCATGGGATTTTGAACACGGAAAAGAATATAAATTCTTAATCAGTAAAGTTCAGTCCGAAAAAATACCAAGTAGAACGGGGGGCGAAGATTTAAGACCCGTTATTTACACATCAACATCACCAAAAGGAATAGTATTGAATGTTACTAATGCTAAAATGGTTGAGATTCTTTATGGTAGTGAGATTGAAAATTGGTCAAATAAGACTGTAATCGTAACAATCAGAAAAGAAAAAGTTAAGGGTGAAATGATTGATGTTATCAGACTATTAAACAAATTGCCATGATAAACAGACACGACCAAATAGATGCACTACCTTTTAGATGTCATGCTTTAGGCGATTTAATGGGGGTTAAGGGATTAGGGGATACGGGGCGCAAACGTGCAATATGGACTTATATTGAAATGACAACGGGGCGAACTAAGGAAATAAAATCTAAGTATCTTGAAAAAGGCATTCACAACGAATCAGAAGCAATTAAATTAGCTAACCGAGTATTAGGTACTAAGTTCGTAAAAAACAACGTAAGAATGTTTAATGAGTATATCACGGGTGAATGTGACTCACAAGATGATGATATAGTAGCAGACTTTAAAAACTCATGGGATATTTTCACATTTAACGAAGCACAAGTAAAGTTAAATACAGATTATGAGTGGCAAGGACGTGGTTATATGGAACTTTACGACAAACCTAAATTTTGGTTAATATATTGCCTAACAGATGCACCGAGTTACTTAGTAGAAAATGAACTAAAAAGAATTACAGACGAAAACGGCAATATAGAAGATGCAGAAAGGGCTTATCAAATCATTACTAACATGGTTTTTACTGCAAAAGCTTTTAAAGATATTGTAGAAAGTCAATGTGTATTTACTCGTAATCCTGAAATCGAAAGTCAATTTATAGAGATACCTGAAAAGGATAGAGTATTTGTTTATAAAGTTGACAGAGATAAATCAAAAACAGACTTATGTTACTTACGAATCAAAGAAGCAAGACAATTTTTAAAAACTAAATTTCAATAACAATGAGCGTAAATTCATGGATTTTCTCAGGCACTTTAGGCCAAAATTCCGAAGTAAGAGAAACACAAAACAACAAGGTACTATCCTTTTCAGTAGCAATTGATGAAAGTTACAAAGATTCAAG